GTCCTTCGACCCAATATGTCCGAAACAACCACTTCACCGCCTATTAGATACGGCGGTGAAGCCGAGAGCGCTTCGCGCTCCGGCCCTTGAGGTCACGACCACCCCCTCTCGCTTCATCGGTTCCGTTGGGACTGGCCGAAGACCGCCCCCGAGTTGCCCACCGCACAAACCGCCGTGGACACCAGGGAGGCACGACCCGCCTCCCGTTACTCGGTGACTCACCAGCGCCCAGCCCTTCGAGACTTATCACATCGTGTAGTAGACCCAGAGCACAGGAGCAAAGGCCGTAGAGCAAAGAGCCAGGATGGGCCAGCCAATCCGGGAGATCCGCGCAAACCACAACAGCGCGATCGCCGCTTCGGTGAGCTTCAATGCAGTCAGCATCAGCGTCCCCCTCGCGTCGCGTGCCGGCCAGCCGATCGGCCGCGCACTTCCTGCAGATCGATCGTCACGGCAGGAGCCGCAGGAGCACCCGCAACACCCCAATCGGGCATAGACCCCTCCTCCATCCCTGCCAGAGCCTTCAGCGCCCGTACCTCGGCCCCAGAGGTCACGTAGCTGTCATAGAGCTCCGTGAGATACGCCAGCCTCTTCCAAGGAACCGACACACGATCGAGCATGTCACCGAGCTTGTCGTCCTCGTACTTGTACTCGGAGAACCGAACACGCCGCGGCTGAGTGACTGTGCCGTGCAGATCCGTCGAAACGACCTTCATGCGCCAACCCTTGCACTTGACCACCCTCGAGGTCGCCAGACGAAGGTTCACGTCCGTCCGAGACAGGTTCGGCAGCGTGTAGGCGATCTCAACCTTGAAGTGACGCGCACGGTTACACAGATCGTCGAGAACCGGAGGGAACCTGGATGCACCCCGGTTCGGGAACAGGGATCCAACCTCGTCGATCCCGATCCGCATCCAGGAGCGCTCGGGATAAGGAACCTCGATATGCACCGCCAGGATCCCCGCGAGGTGATTCAGATTCCCGAAGTGCTGACCGTTGAGATAGCCAAAGTTCGTGGCCGTGAGACAACCGTCCTCGCGACCCTCCTCCAGCCACCGGACGAGCCCAAGTGTCTTCCCGTGACCGAAGTCACCCACAAACGCACGCGCACCCATTACCAGATCTCCAGATCTAGAAGACGGTTCTTGTTACGGTTGTCGACACCGAGCTCGGCAAGCAGCGTCGCGCGATCACGCGCAAACCGATACATGGCCTGTCGACACGCGTTCGAGCAATACTTCATCCCAGCGCGATGAGGCAACGGCAGCGGATCATCACAACACTTGCAGAGATTCCGAGCACCAACCTTGTTACGGTTGTCGACAGCCATCACACGCCACCTCCACCAGTGAAGAGACTCCACAGCTTCCGGATCGCGACAACCCCCGTGATGATCAACCAGATCGCCAGGTAGATCCCGATGACCGTCACGAAAGTCCCGATCGGAACATAGGTGTCCAGCTTGTGCATCAACCCCATGACGTTCGCCACACCAGCTGAAGCACTCGACAACCAGGTCAACGTGCCGGCAGACGGGAACGCCGACACGAGCAGATTCGTAACGAAGAAGAAGGCATGACACAGCCCCGTGAACAGCATCAGGTCACGACCCGTGGCCGGAAGCTGAAGAACAGCGACACGACGAGCCACAACCAGGCGAACGCCTGAGCGATCCAGCCGAAGCCCTGGATCGACTGAAGCGCTGGCGCCATGTCGAACGCCAAAGGCATCCCGAGAACTGTGGTGTTGAGCTGCAACGCACCCAGAGTCTGAGTAACAGAGCCTGGACTGATCAGCGCACCGACCAGACTCCCCGTTACGGTCGCCATGGCAAACGGCCAGCGCGAGAGAGCGTTAGCCTGGAGCGCCTGCCATGGTTGCGTCCAGGCAGCAGCCAGACCCGCATCCGAGGGGATCACCCATGAAGCGACCCACGCACAGATCGTGTTCCAAAGACCCTGCAGCCAATCGAAGAAGTCACCTAGCCAGCCGAGGATCGCTACGAAAGGATCCTTTAGCCAGGCCAACGAGTCAGGCACCGCTGCATCAAGAGCCACCGCCGCATCATGGGCTCGTTTCCCAGGCAGAGGAGGCAGACCAGCCTGAGGAATGGGAGTCTGGTCCGCCGTAGCCGGCGGGACGTACGGCACGGGAGACACCGGCGTGTCGGCCGGCGCACCTGGAGGGTTCACCCCGCTCGAGCTCGGGTCATTTATCCACGGAATGGGAATCGGCTGAAGGTGAGGGCCATCAGGCAGCGGCCCCTGCTCGCCCGGGAACGGATCGTCAGGCATGTCAGGGTCGTACGGTAGCGGGTCGACCACAGGAGCGACTTCCGGCTCCGTCAGCGTCCGAATCGCATTAGCCAAGCTCGCGTTGTCCGGATAACCAGTCGCACCATACGTACCCGTCAGCGCACTCGCTTTAATAAAGACGTTCGGATAGTTCACACCATTGAAGGTGCAACCTCCTTGCACCTTGACATAGTAGCCCCCACTCCCCGAGAACCAACCGGCATACCCAACACCCAGCTTGCCCGCCGCCCACGCTTGGAAAATCACGAGAGCATCAGCTGCATTTGATTCCGCCATGGCACCCCCCGCAATCGCGGCAGCGTAATTAGCGCACCATGCCTGAGCCCCTGTGTTTGTGTACGTCTGCCCACCGATCGCGGACCCACTGGCCACAGCCTGGTACGCGAACAGCGACGAGCCCCAGAGAGCGAGAGACGCCCAGGCATACGAGCCGTATGCGTATGCGCTCGCCGCCGCCACCTGGACACGCGCCCAGGTATTCCGAGCCAACATTCCCGCTTGAAGCGCCGCGAGCTGCCCCCACGACACGCCCCCGACTGATGGAGCAAGACCGTAGGACTGCGCCGCCGCCTGGAGCACAACCGCTTCCCTGGCCGTCGCCCCCGTCTGAGTCCGGAAGGTATCCAGGCTAGTGACCCCGCCGTACGTCAGACCCGCCGCCTGGAGGCCCGCCAGGTACTCAGGATAAGCAAGAGCCAGGGACACTGGATCCGCAGACGCCGTAACGGGCACCAACCCACCGACGATCGAGAAGACCATCGTAGTCACGATCATGAGTGACACCCACCGAGACGCCTTCACCGCTCCCCCTCTCGTCACCGATACGCTCGAGGCGCGGACCCGGCCTGAAGTCCGGGACCCGCGCCTCGAGCTGCGCGCGGCCTAAGAAGCGACCCGCTTGAAGAACCGAACTGCCTTCGGGATGCCCCAAAGGGTCATAGTGACCGTGATCCCCGCGACGACCACAGTCGCGAACCCCGCGAGCAGGAGAACCTGCTGCGAGCTGATCGCCCCGGTCGCTGCCGTCATGACAGTATCCATTTGATGAACCTCCCTCCGTGTCGCATCGCAGTGACGGAGCGCGATCTACGCCGCAATCCGCTTGAAGAACCGAGTGGCCTTGGGAACGCCCCAAAGCGTCATGGCCACGATCACGGCGAAAACCACCACCGCCGTAAGACCCCCCATCAGCAGACCCTGCTGAGTCGTCACAGCCCCCGTGGCCGCAGCCATGACTGGATCGACTGTGTCAGTAGCTCCGAAAGCCACAGAAGGCACGAACGCCGCTACAACACCTGCAGGAACCAGCCAAAGTGAACGCTTCACCATCTCACCCCCTTTCATGGTCGACGCAGACCAGACCAACCAAGGCCGCAGAAGACGCCTACAAGTAGGCCCACCCCATGCACGACCAGGAGTTGTTCAAGAATCGGCATCAGCAGTCACTCACGTTCATGAAGAACGACAGAACCATCCCGATACCCGCGATCCCCACATGAGCGAGCACGAAGTACACGCACAACGCCGTGATGAACGTCTCGTTGCCCATCAGCACAACACCAGCTGACCGTCCGAAACGCTCCGGACGTAATTCGCACACGCGCTGATCGACTCGAGATAGATCCGAAGCCAAGCGCAGTAGAGACGGGGACCAACATCGGCACTGCAGAACGCACACGAGACGCACGTCATCGCAGACCTCCCGTGAGGATGAACGCTTCGATAAGTCCGAGCGAGAAGACCAGGAACAGCCCGACGTAGTAGTACTCATCGCGCACCTGGTCGTAGCCAGCACCGAGAGTCACGGTGCTGTCGACAGAGATCGCGGACGCGAGAGCGCCGATGGAAGTCGACGCGATCGCGACGCTGGGAACTCCGGTGATCGTCACCGTGCCCTCGACCTGAGAGCCGGCTACCGTGATCACCGGGGAAGCCTCGACCGAGGCAGCGAAGCCCACAGGAGGCAGACAAAGCACGAGGAGGAGAGCAGCGGCCGTAGCCACCACTCCCCTCCTCTGAAGCGCTTCGCCGGCTGCACCCGGCTTCATGACGTGAGCCCTAGCTCTTCGAAGCCGGAGTCAGGTCATCCAGGAAGATGAACTGCGGCTCGGCTCGACGATTCTCGCCGGACTCGACGCCTACGAGAAGCCGGACCACCTGACCCTCGCGAAGCCCCCGCAGTTTGTCGATGCTGTTGGCAGAAGGAGTCGGCCACGCAAGACCGATCTCCAGCTTGTCGAACTCCCCCGCCAGCACGACCGTACCCTTCGGAACGACGACACCGTTCTTGTCGGTGTAACTCCCCGACTCGACGCGCCGAACCTTGCCCTCCACCGAGATTTCACGCATCAGCGCTGCACCGCCTTCACACTGAGGCTCTCCCCGAGCCTATGTCTTCGCAGTGAACCCTCTACTCCCGATGACCTGCCCTTATGTAAAGCTACGCAGGTGAGTACATCTTATGTAAAGTTGGGTTCCTGCTCCTACTTGAGACTTTACGACCTGACACCGACAAACGCAACACTCCCCTCCCCCATCCCACGGGTATATGCTTTTCCCGGTCAAGAGCCGAGGGCCTGCACGCCCAGAGCTCTTGGCTGGAAGGCCCGAAGCCCAGGGATCACTCCCAAAGCTCCGGGCCTCCTTACTTCTCAGGCTGGAAGAACGTCCAGATCAGGAACGCCACGATACCGACAAACGGCGCCAACAGCACCGACCACTCGAAGCACGACCGCCACGCCGGGAACACGAGGCCCCATTTCTAAGAGAAAATCGTGTCGACACGATTCTCTCACGTCCCACAGATCACGTCGAAGTAGCGATCGCGGAGATCCGGAAGGCCGGCACGGTAGACCTCCGCAGCTGACGGATCGAGACAGACACCACCGAAGTCCTTCAGGCCGTCCAGTCGCCGCCGTTGCGATCGGGAAAGCGCCGACCACTCATCCGGATGCCTTGCTAAGTACTCCATCATGGCCCGATCCTCGACAGGAAGCCCAGCGTACTCCGCACCGCGACCAACCAGTGAGACGTCATCCATCATGTCCGGCGAGAGCACCGAAGACCCATCGGCCGGCTTCAGACGTTGCCGAGCCTCGACCCGCATGATGTCGCCCGTCCAGTCCCAGGGTACCGGCTCCTTCTTCGCCTTGCAGTCGGCCACCTTGTCGTAGACCACCAGCTGGCGAGCTGACGACCTGGCGCCGAGCATCTGCGTCTCGATCGCGCCGCCCCTCGCCGCCACCGTGAAGCGTTTCCCCGATCGGCCGACCGGCACCCACTCCCCCACTCTCGACCCCAGGTAGTCCACAGCCACGTCGAGGCGCGTACAACGGGTATCGAACATCAACCCCAAGACCCGCCGCACAGGAGCATCCGGATCGACCTTGTTCGGGTTCACGTCCACACGCACGAGCGGCACAGCCGTTCCCGTCCTCGCGAATGACACGTGGCCCCCACCCGACAGCTGGAAAGCAGAGCCGTACGGATACTTCCCCACCATCGTCGACTCGCTGTAGCTCTGACATACGTCGACCGCCTCCTTCAGTCCTACTCCATAGGCAGTGCCCGCCTCCCCGAAGAACCCGTCTAGATCACCTACGATGGTCATGCGGTCAAGCGAAACCAAGGGTTCCACAGCTGCACCCGT